ACCCGCGCGCCGTCGATCTCGTGCCTGCGCCGGGCGAGAGTATGGATCAGCTTGAGGCGCGCCTGCGGTCCAGCGGCCTGAACATGACTGAGCTTCTGAACGAGGGCGACCACATTCACGTCGCCGTCGACGGGCGTCCGCGCGAGCAGGGGGGTCCGGGGCAACAGCCCGGCTACCGCGTCGAGTCGTCCGCAGACCTCGCGCCCGGCGAGGCGCAGCGGCTGCTGGCGAGCGGCGAGTACCAGATCGACCCGAACGATCCGTCCAAGATTTTCCGCGTGGTCGGCTATGACAATGCCCCCGCGCCGCCCACGCCTCTCGACAGCGCCTATGCGGAGCGTCAGGCCGCGCGCGAGTCGCTGGCGCTGGATCAGGAGGAGGCCCAGATCATTCAGGCCGCGATGGTTCCGCAGGCCGTGCTGGACGGTGCGGGCGCCGTGGCCGGCGACGTGGCCAAGGGTGTCGGGCTGGAGATGGGCGGTGCCGTCCTGTCGGGCGTCAAGCGCGGCTTCAACGCCACGATGGACCTGATCGACGAGACCGGCGACTGGATCGAGCAGTATGTCCCTGGCACGGTCATGTGGGAGGGCTTTGACGGCGACGCCTCGACCCCCATGAGCATCCGCCTGACCACGCAGAACGAAGCCGAGCGCCGCATGACCGAGGCGCGTGGCGGCGATCAGCCAAACTGGCTGCAACGCCTTGGCATGGCGCAGCTCCGCGCACCTGTAAGCGAGGCCGAGCGTCCTGAGTCTGTCACTGGCCGCCTGATCGAGGGCGTGTCCCAGTTCGCGTCCGGCTGGGTCGGCGGCGGCAAGCTGCTGCAGGGCTGGAAGACCGCAGGCAACGCAGGCCGCATCGGCAAGGCGATGGCGCAGGGCGCGCTGGCCGACTTCACCGCGTTCGACGGGCAAGAGGAGCGGCTGTCCAACCTGCTGGCCGAGCATGCCCCCGAGGCTCTGGCACCGGCGCTCAACTGGCTGGCCGCCGATCCAAACGACGGCGAGGTCGAGGGCCGGTTCAAGAACGTGATCGAGGGCACGATCCTTGGTGGCGTGACCGATGTCATCGGCGTCGGCATCCGTCGTCTGCGCGCCGCGCGCGAGGTGAGGTCGGCGGCGAGGGACGCGGCCAAGGCCGAGGGCCTGCAGGTCGATTCGACGCTGGCGATGGACGAGGCTGCCGCGCGCGGTGTCGAGGTCCAGGCTGCCGTGCGTGAGGCGCTGGGCAATCCCGAGGGGCCGCGGTTTACCGTCCGCAAATTTGGGGCTCTTGCAGAGGATGCCGACGCCCCCGTCATCACTCCGTTCCAAGCCAAAGTCGACGCCGCTGATGCGCCCATCACCGCCGCCGACGTCCGCGCCAGCACCGACAACGTCTTCGACATCAACCTCGCGCGCATCAACACGCCCGAGGACGTGCAGGCGGTCATCGTCGGCATGGCTGACAAGATGCGCGACAACGTCGACCTGGCTCGCCGTGGCCGCATCTCGCAGGAAGCCACCCGCGAGGCCGCAAACGGCATCGACTGGGTCGACAGCATGGGTGCGCGCCGCGTTGGGCAGGCGATGAACGCGGAGGAGATCACCGCCTACCGACTGGCGCTGAACTCGTCGGCAACGAAACTGGACGAGCTGTCGAGCGCGCTGCTGGACACCACGACCAAGCGCAGCGCGAACGAGGATCTGGCCTTGCAGTTTGCGCTCCGCCGGGCAGCCGCCACGCACGCGGCAATCCAGAACGAGTTTTTCGGCGCTCGCGCTGAGGCCGGTCGTGCGCTCAACGCCTTCAAGATTCCTGCCGACGCGCCGGCGACGTACCTGCGCCAGATCGACAGCCTGCTCGCGGACATGGGCGGGCAGGGGACTGCAAAGGATCTCGCACGGTATATCCGCGAGGCCAAAGCCAATGGCGACGTCGCGCTCAACCAAATGGTCCGGGGCGGTTGGATGGCACGCAGCCGCGACATCATCAAGCTGGTGTTCACAAACAGCGTGCTGTCGGGGCTGGGGACGCCGATTATCAACGCGGTCGGCACACCTATTGCCATGCTCTATCATGTCGCGGCCCGCGCTTTGTCACCGCGTCTTGCGGGCGCGTTCGGCGGCACGGCTGAGACGCAGATCGGCGAGGCGTCGGCTCTTCTGGCGGGCTATATTCAAGCCACGCGCGACGTCTTCAAGCTCAATCCGATGGAGGCCGCACGGCGTATCGGCGCGGACAATGCGCTCGAACTGCGTAGCAAGGGCTTGTTCCGCGGCATGGCGCCGGGGATCGACGACGCTGGTGACGCGATGGGGCTCTCGCTCCGGTCCGAGCGTGAGGAGGCCGGCGCTATGGCCGGGGCCGCCCGTCCGCTCGGCGCGGCCGCATGGCGCGTTGCTGAGGACACCCCGCTGGGTCGCTTTCTCGACATCATGCAGATGATCGTGGAGGCGCCGTCCAACATCACCGGCGTGACCGACGACTTCTGGAAAGTGGTCAGCGCGCGCGGCGAGCTGCACGCCCAGGCGCTGCGCATGTCGGCGCGCGAGGGGCTGCAAGGCGAGGCCGCGCGTGCGCGCATGGCTGACCTGATCGAAAACCCCACCGACGACATGATGGTGGGCGCCGAGAAGGCGATGCACGAGCTGACCTTTACCCGGTCGGACGGGCAGGCCGAGAAACTGCTGCAGAAACTGCGCCGGATGGCAGACGACAACACCGGCCCTGTACCGCTCGCGACCTTCAATGTGCCGTTCCTGCGCACGCCCATGAACCTTATGTCGCTGGCGGCGCGCTCGTCGCCCCTGGCACCGTTCTCTGCCCGCTTCCGTGCCTCCATGCGGGCGGGCGGCGCTGAGGCTGAGACCGCCAAGGCTCAAGCCGCGATCGGCACGGCGTTGTGGTCGGTGTGGATGGGCATGGCTATGGACGGGCAGATTACCGGCTCGGGCCCGTCCAATACCGAGCAGCGCGCGGCCATGATGCGTGAGGACGAGTACGGCAATCCGATGTGGCAGCCCTACAGCGTCAAGCAGGGCGGCCGCTGGTACTCGTATGAGCGCATGGACCCGGTCGGCTCCAACCTGTCCCTGATCGGCGATTTCGCCGAGCTTCTGAACAACGACGATTGGGACGGGGCCAACATGCAGGAGGGCACCGAGATCGCGGCGAACGCCGTGCTGGCGCTGGGTCAGGCGTATTTCGACAAGTCCATGCTGCAGGGTGCCATCGAGTTCACGTCGGCCATGACCTCCAACGACGTCAGCAAGGGTGAACGCTTCCTGATGGGGCGCGCCTCGGCGCTTGTCCCTGCAAGCGGCGCCTCGCGCATGTTCCGGCGCGGCCAAGACCCCTACATGCGCGAGACGCACAACGCCCTAGACGCCCTGCGCAACACAGTGCCGCTGCTGTCCGACGACTTGCCCCTGCAGCGCGACCTGTGGGGCAGGCCCCGCACCTACCAGACCGGCCTGGGCACGGTTTACGACGCGATCATGCCTGTGCAAACGCGGGCAGAGGGCGGCTCGGCGATTGACCTTGAGATCCTGAACAACGGCGTCGGGGTCGCCATGCCTGCACGGTCGCTCAGTTATGCCGGCGAGACGGTGTCGCTCAAGAACCGCCCGGACATCTACAGCGAGTTCCTGCGCCTGTCGGGCGAACCTGCGTTTGAGCACCTGAACGCTGTTGCTGAGGGGCGGCACCCGGACAGTGAGTTCTACTATTCACTGGACGACGGGCCGTCGGGCGGCAAGGCCCAATACATCAAGGACGTCATGAGCGCCTATCGCGACGAAGCGCGGGCCGCCGTGAGCGAGATGTTCGCCAGCGACCTGCAGGTTATGGCGGCCGACAAGGTGCGGCGGCGCGAGGAGGCACGTTCGGCGGAGTAACCGTCGTGCGTTGAGCCTCACACCACCACCCGCAATCTGGTCTTATGGCCAGACTGACGATCCCCGACGAACAGACGTTCGCGACGTTCACTGTCGTCACGTCGACCACCGTATTCCCGATCACGTTCAGCCTGTTCGCCAAGGCGGACCTGACCGTGCTCGTCGACGACGTCGCGCTGAACCAGTCGGCCTTCACCTTCACGGGCACGCTGCTTGAGGGTGGCGGCTACGACGGCGGCACGGTCACGCTGAACACGGCCGTCGACGATGTCACCGTGCGGATCGAGCGCAACGTCGCCCCAGCCCGCACGAGCAACTTCGCGCCGGCGAGCAGCGTGCCCGTTCAATCCGTCGACCAGGCGCTGAACCGGCAAATGGCAATCAGCCAGGATCATGTTCGCCGGATCGGTGAGGTGGAGACCACGCTGGACGGCTTTGAGGATGATGTGGCCGCCGCTGAGGCTGCCGCCGCAACCATCACCGCAAATCTGGCGTCCGCCCTGGCGGCGAAGGTCGCGGCTGAACTGGCCGAAACCAACGCCGAGACGGCCGAGGCCAACGCGGAGGCCGCGGCTGTTCTGACCGCCGCCGACCGTGTCCAGACCGGCCTGGACCGTGTCGCGACTGCGGCCGACGTGGTTCTGGCTGAGGCGGATCGTGTCGCGACCGCTGCCGATCGCGTGCAGACTGGGCTGGACGCGGTCGCCACTGCTGCGGATCGCGTCCAGACCGGACTCGACGCCGACGCTACTGCTGCTGACGCCGTAGCCACCGCTGCTGACGCCGTCGCCACCGCCGCAGACCGCGTGCAGACTGGGCTGGACCGCGCGCAAACCGGCGCGGATGTGGTCTCGGCTGCCGCTGTTCTGGCCTCTGCCGCGCTGAAGGCAAACAACCTCTCCGACCTTGCCTCGCCTCCGGCTGCGCGAACGAATCTCGGTGTTCCAGTTTACGGAACGCTTGCCCTAGCCCAAGCCGCGACCGTGCTTGCGGAGGTCAAGTCCCTGCGGCTGCACTGTCGCACGACGGCAGGCTATGGCGGCGGCGACTACACCAGAATGTCGCTGGCGACCATCACGTCTGCGGGCTATCCCGCCGCCGCCTATTTCCGCACGACTGACCGCATCATGCCGGATGGGTCAACGGACGCCACCAACGGCGGCTATTGGCTGAACCTGTCGGACACCCTCGATTTCTTCCAGTTCGGGGCTATCGGGGACGCCACGGTCACCAATGACAGCGCGGCGATTATCGCGGCGATCCTCCACGCCAAGCTGACGGGGCGGATGCTCCGCCCTGTCGGAACCTTCCGCGTTCAGGAAAAAATCGTCATCAACTGTGACGGTTTCGACGGGACGCTCTGCACCCTGAATGTGTATTCGACCCCCGCCATCGCCTGTGAAATCTCGACCGGCGATGCGGCGAACCCCATCACCATTTTCTCGCAATCAGTCGGCAGGCACATCGTTACGCCCGTCCTGATTAACATGACGAAGCCCGGCACGGGCTGGGCGTCTCAGGGGATCGGCCTGCGTTTGGTCAACTGCCAGAACGTCGAGGTCAAGCTCAACGTCATCACCAACTTTGCGATTGGCGTTCAGCTTACGTCCTACACGCAATCGTGTCTGCACAATAAGCTGTTCGTCTCGATGCTTCTGAACAACAAGGTCAATGTTCAGGTGTTGGTGGGTGATGCTGGCGGCTCAACCAACAGCAACATCTTTTTCGGCGGTCACTTCGTCCACTACTCAGATGAAGGCACGGCGGTTTCAGGTGTTCGCCACGTTGAAATCGTACCCCACGCGACGTTCAGTCAGGTCAACCACACAAGCTTCCACGGATGCTCGCTGGAAGGCACGGCGGAAGATTACCACGTCTATGACGGCGGGCAGTCGAACAACTATATCGACTGTCGTTGGGAGACGAACAACGGGCCGCGCTTCCGTCAGGGACAATCCTCGCCAGCGCAGACCGGACAGGGCGGAAACCATACGATTGTTTATGGCTACGGCGTTGACGAAAACAGCTATCTGACCGTCACCAATGACACTGACGCGACGACCCGGATAACCATTCTCGGCCCCGGCCTGGGACGGCGTTCGTCCAGCGGCCCGATTGATCTGCAAACGTCGGTCGGTTCCGGCGAGCCGGTTTATCGGGGTTTCGCGTCTGCGGACAACCTCAACACCATCGACAGGGACGACCGTTGGTCGTGGCACCTGTCGAACACCGGCCTGTCCGGCAAACAAACCGCCGATGTTTACGCGCGAGCCACATACGACTTCGTCAACGGCGGTTTGTTGTTCGGCAACGGCACGGCGGCTCCGGCGGCGGGCATCCGGGCGTTCGGCTCCAGCAGCGCAGAGATCGTCGGCCACACCTATTGGGATCAGCAAGCCCTCAACGCGGGCAACGTCAGCGGCTACGGAACCCTGTCCTATATGGACGACGACAAGTGGAAAACCGTCCTGTCGGGCGGGACCATGAAGACGTTTGTCATATCCAGCGAGAGCGGCTGGACGGCGGGAACCGGCACGGCGAACAAGGGGTCGTTTGCGACCTACGCCGGGCAAAACGTCAGCGCCGCGTATGTCGAGGCCGAAGCGCAGGCCACCGATGACGCGGTGAAGGCCAACAGTCAGCGCATCAAGGCAATCGAAGATGCCCTGCGCGCCTGCTTCCTGATTAACTGACCCTTAAAAGCGAGTGGCCCGCTAATGACGACCAAAATCCGTCCAACCGCCATGCTAAGTGTTTGATTCATAACACGCGAACATTTCAGAAACAGTTGGACGGACCTCAACGATTTCAACGGTGACAATCTGGTTTGGGACCAGAGGGTCGGAGGTTCGAATCCTCTCACTCCGACCAATCACAGCAAGGGTTTGCGGGGTTTGGGAAGGGTGGGCGTCCAACTTTGAAATGGGCAGGCGTCCAACTTTTGTTTACGGAAGGTTCACGCCGAGACGATTCCCCGCTTGACCTGAGCCGCCCTCGCCACCGCCGTATCGCGGGGCAAATACACGCTCAGGATCGAGTTCACGCTCGTCAGCGCATGGCCCGTGATCGCCGCGATCTCAGGCACGGTGCACCCGGCGCGCGCCAACTGCACGATGCAGGAATGCCGGAGCTGCTTCAGGATCAGCGGCCGGCCGCCAGCCTTGACCGCGGCGACGCGCACCCAGGCGAAGGTCTTGGACAGCCGGTTCTCGGTGTAGGCCTTGCCGGTGCGGTCGTTGCGGAACAGGAACAGGTGACCGTCACCAGTCTCGGCCAGCATCGCCCGCAGGCCCATCGAGACCTCGATCGACACCGGCTCGTCGGTCTTGGACTGCCGGAACGAGAAGACGCCGCGCTCAGCATCGTACTCGGCGCCCGGACGGAACGCGCGCACGTCGGTCAGGCGCTGGCCGATCTCCCATTCCAGCAGGATGATGAGGGCGATCGAGGGCACGCCCGTATCGCGCGCGGCCTTCACATAGCAGTCGACGTCCTTCTGCTCCCAGATCGTCGCCTTGGTCTTCGGCACCTTGATGCGGATGCCGCGCGCCGGGTTATCCGTGCGCCAGCCCTTGTTGATCGCCTGCTCAAGCACGAGGCGCAGGACCGCGGCGGTGTGCTTCTTGGCGGTGTGCCGGGCGACACGCGCCGTGCCGTCCGGCTCTGTGCCCGCGTCAAAACTGGACAGGAACTGCAGGATGGCGGAGCGGGGCAGGGCGGTCGGGTCCGGGTGACCGCACGATTTCGACCATGCCAGGATCTTCTTGAAGCCGGTCTCATATCCGACGCGCGTCTTCTCCGACAGCGCCGCCCACTCAGGAGACCGCTGCAGGGCGTCCACGAGCGTCGACAGGCTGCGCTCAGGCGGTCGGACAGTGTCGCCGGTCTTTGCCTGCATGAGGGCACCGTACAGGGCCTCAGCGTCTTTCTTGATGGCAGCGACCTCAGCCGCGTCCAGCGTGCCGCGCCGTTCAGCCGTGCGAGGCAGCGGTATGGCCGGAGACCAGCCGGAGGGGCGCAGACGTGCCGGCACCTGAAAGTACGCCCGGCTCGTGCCGTCGGCGCGCTTCTTGAGGACGACGTATCTGCCCAGCGAGAGCGTCACGGTAGGCATCGGGCTTGAATGTCCATGCATCGGCGGGGTCGGGGGTTTCATCCTGCGCCATCCCTAGAGCTTTGAGAACCGCGTCTCGGTCATAGATCCCGCCCCGGCCGCCGCGGTCGATCGGCATGGGCATGACGCCCGCGCGTTGGCGCGAGCGGAGTGTGGACCGGCTGTAGCCGGCGAGGGCGAGCACCTGGGGCAGGTGAAGGCGAGGCGGGAGGCTCATCCGTCCCCCCTTGTGCGGGCGTCGGTTTGAGTTTTGCCGGAAAGCCTAAGCGTGGCTGTGTCTTCTCCTGTAAGGATACCCTCTAAAAGCGACCTTGCATCGCCCCCGATATCGGAAACGACGTGTCGCAGAATGTCAGAGTGGGTGTGCTCTCCCGTAATGACTACTGCCCCATCTTCGTCAACGGTGTAGGCCTCGCCTTGTTTGAGGACGAGAAGCGGGGTGATAACCTCGCCCATCAGCCTTCTCCTGTAAGGGCGGCTCGGATGCGGTTGGCCACATCAACCGCGTCGAACTCGTTGGCTGGCGTGTCGCGGATACAGCGCAGAAGCTCCCGCAGTCTCTCCATCTCAGCGGCTTGGCGTTCAAGGGTGTGCTTCGACAAGGTGATGGTTTCCCGGTCGCGGGGGCTGCTTTGCCATTCGTGCAGGATGTCCAGCTTCTTGCACAGACCGGCTATGTCAGGGGTGGTCATTGTTTTGCGCTCCAAAGTTTTAGGCCAAAGAACATCAGTGCCGCCGCGAAAATCAGGCTGTAAGTAATGCCTTCGGGGGAGTGAACCCACGCGCTCACGCAGGCGAACACGACAAAAACGCAAGACGCTGCGACCAGCAGTGCGGCTATCGCGCCCGTAAGTTTGTCTCCCATCACTCCCCCCCTGTATCGGTAGGGCGAAGGACTGCGAGGATGGCGTCGGCCAGCCAAAGCCAATACGAGCCGTCATCATCGCCGGGCCATTTTGGCGAAGCCGAGACGGCAGACCAATGCCGCTCAAACAGCGCCTTCGCAATCTCCTCCCTGCTCACCCCTACCGGAACGACAGGGGATGCGTAGAGGGTAGCGCCCCACATCGTCAGGATGTCGAGACACCGGCCAGAGCCGCCCGTAGCGTAGCCGTTGAGGTTGTCTAGAAACTCCGACCCGAACGGGGCACCATCTAAATCAACGAGCATCAGGCGTTTTCCCTCCCCCTCTGGTGCAGGGGTGCGGGCCTTGATCAGTGCTAAAATCTGCGGCGCGGCTTCGGCTAGGCTTTCGATGGCGTTGCAGTAGGACGTGTCTGTTTCAGCGTCGATGACGGCTTGGAGCAGGGCTTCCAGTTTCTCGCTCATCGTTCATCACCTTTCTGGTTGAGGGCACGTCGGGCGATGCGGCCAGCCCACGCGCAGCCTTCGTCAAACCCGTCCTTGTATGATCTTGGGCGGGGCGGGCGGTTCGTGTCAGGGCCTCCTTTGGAGATTACCACCAAAGCCCGGCGCTGCTCTTGGTATGCTTTCAGGAGGGCGCGGACGGCTTGCCCAGCTTTTGTCAGGTCCTCTGGGTCAACAGACATTTCCTCTGCCTCAATCCACGGTAAGGCGAAACGCTCGATCAGCCCCTCCATATCAGCGGGGAATTCGTCGGGGGTCATGTCATCCACCACAGGCTGATCACCCCGGCCATTGCAGCCAAGATGATAATGCTGCGAGGACGAAGCACCTCGGCCACGGCGCGAAGCCACATCGGAGGCTCGTCGGAGGGGCGGAAGTCCCAGCCACGGTGGCTGGCCTGGTCGGTGGTCATGGCCGCGACGCGGCGGTGGTCGCGGGGATCTTGCATGTCGATCATTGGTCCAGCCTCCGGTAGTCCGGCTCCAGCGGATTGGCGCGGCGGAAGTCGTCGGCCTCCTCGCGTTGCATGCGGGCCCGCTCGCCGATCTCGGCGTGCCGGCGGCGCGTGCCGATCTCGACAGCCAGGCTCGCGCTCGCCGACATCAGGTCGATGACGGACAGGCCGCGAATCTCGACCGGCACGTCATCCGTGTCAGACGCCAGCACGTCGATCGCCTCGGTGATGAACTCCAGCTTCTCGCTGAGACGCGCGATGGCGACCGCGTCCGGCAGCCAATATGACTGGTCGATCCAGCGCGACACTGCGACAGGCAGTGCGATTTGGTTTGGGTGCGACACGCTGTGCCCTCCTGTGTTGAGGAGGGAAGGCTCGCAGAATGCGAGGATGCTGTCTAGCGCAAAATGCGAGGTATTATTTCAGCCGTCCTCGCAGGCCGTGACTCACGCGCGTTTCTTAAAGGTCTCGATGATCGCCAACACCTGTGCCCGATCTTCCGTCGGCACCGACATGACGGCGTCCAGAAATGACGTGTCCATATCGTAGGGGTCATGATCCAGCAGGAAGCCGGGCGTGGTTCCAAGGACCGGGGCCAGTCTCAGCAGCCATTTATGGGACAGTCCGCGCTCGCCACTCTCCAGCAAGCCAATCACATTCCCGGCGGTGCCGATCGAATCGGCGAGCTGTTCCTGGGTCATGCGTCGGAACTCTCTCCATGCGCGGAGGTGGTTGGCGGCGGGCTTTGCAGGTGATCTGGCCATGCGCTGACTGGTAAATCGCAGGCTGCGATCGTCCATGTCGAAAATGCGAGGATTAAGCCTTGCTGTTAACCTCGCATTCTGCGATGTTTCAAATATGGACAACCCGGACACCTCATTTGCCAAGCAGTTGCAGGACAGCGGCGTCGCTCGCGGCGGCTATGCCTATGACATTGCCAACGGTCGTCGCGTCCCGAACCAAAGGCTCGCCCTACGCATATATCGTGCCACGGGCCGCAAGATCGGACCGATCGCCAACCTGCCGGACGAGACCATTGCGGTCCTTGAGCAGGTGTCGCTGTGATCCGTCCGTGCCCAATCGCAGAGGCCGCCGACTACGCGGCCCTCAATAATCCCGGCGCGGTTTCCGTGTCTGGGGTGCGCCAGCAGGCGGGAGCACCGATCCCCGGCGCTTCCGCCTGCACCACGCTCACCATTCCTGCGCCGCCGTCGGTCAACAACCTGTTCTCGAACAGCGTCCGCGGTCGCTTCAAGACGCCGTCTTATAAAGCATGGCTGGCTGAGGCTGGCTGGACGGTGCGCGAGCAGATGACCCGTGAGGGCTGCGACCGGGTTCCGGGCAGGGTGGTGATCGTCATGGGCGTGGAGCGCGCGAGCCTGCGTGCCGATCTGGACAATACCGCCAAGGCGGCGATCGACCTGCTGGTTCTGCACAAGGTGATCGACGACGACCGATTCGTGACCGGCCTGGTGCTGGCGTGGATGCCGCAAGGCAATCACCGCACCCCGCGCGCCCGCATCATGGTGCGCCCGGCGGACCCGCTCACTCTCAACTTCCACCCGCACAAGGACGGCGCGACCGGCGGCTGGTTCATCGACGCGCCTGAAGGAGAAGATTGTGGCGATTAGTTTGGCTTCACTGCGCAAGGTCCGCGCCGATCAGCCGCCCCGGCTGCTGATCTATGGGCCCGAGAAGATGGGCAAGACGACGCTCGCCGCCGAGTTCCCGGCGCCCGTGTTCCTGCAGACGGAGCGCGGCGAGAGCGGCGACCTGGTGCTGGACAGCTTCGGCTCGCTCGACAGTTTCGAGTCGGTCATCGAGGCGATCACTTCGCTTGCCACTGAGGAGCACAGTTTTCAGACGGTCGTGCTGGACAGTGTGTCGGCCCTGCAGAAACTGGTCTGGGACAAGGTCTGTCGCGACTCGAACGTCAAGACGATCGAGCTGGCGGGCGGCGGCTACGGCAAGGGCTACATCGAGGCGGACAATCTCTGGCTCCAGGTGCTCGACGGCCTGAACTACCTGCGCAACGAGCGCGGCATGGCCGTCGTGCTGGTCGGTCACGCGATCATCAGCCGCTTTGATGATCCCGAGACGCAGTCCTACAGCCGCTACGACATCGACCTGCACAAGCGGGCCGAGGCGCTGCTGAAGCGCGAGGTCGACGCCATCCTGCTGGTCAAGAAGGACGTCACCATCAAGACCGAGGGCAAGGGCGAGCGTGCCCGTGCCGACGGTGGCGACACGCGCTGGATCTACACCGAGGGCAAGCCCGCGTTCACCGCCGGCAACCGCTACAACATGCCCGCGCGCATCATCTACCAGAAGGGCCAGGGCTTCTCGGCCCTCGCTCCCTTCTTCCCGCAATCGGCATCCGCCGATCAACCCGTCGCTGAGGCGGCGTAACGCTCCCGAAAGGAGACCCTGACTATGGCCGAACTCGGCTCATTCAACCCGGATGCCGTCACCGATGATCGCGAGATCCTTGAGGCTGGCAACTACGTCGCCCAGATCATCGAGTCCTCGCTCGCCGACACGCGCACGGGCGGCAAGATGCTGCGCCTGACGTGGGAGATCATCGACGGACCCAAGGCCAAGCGCCGGGTCTGGGAAAATCTCAACATCATCAACTCCAACCCCGACGCCCAGTCCATCGCCGAGCGTTCGCTCAAGCGCATCTGTGCGGCCGTCGGCCACACGGGCGTCCTGTCGAACAGCGAGAGCCTGCACTTCAAGCCGGTCGAGATCACCGTCGCGATCCAGCCGGCCAAGGGTGAGTACGGCGAGAGCAACCAGGTCAAGGGCTACAAGGCGGTCGGTTCCGCCGGACCCGCGGCCACCGGCGCTGCACCTGCAGCCACGGCCTCGACGCCGTGGGGCAAGAAGGCTGCCTAACACCCCGAACGCCCGGCGGCTCTAGCTACCAACCCGAACCGCCGGGCGCCTTTCCAACCCGCTGTCTCACAACAGCATCGCAGGAGCCCCTGACGATGACCGAACAACTGCGTTCTGTCGACACCGAGTATGCCGCCGATCTCGCGGCTCGCCTGAACCCCCACCAAGCGCAGATCGACCTGCTCACCCAGGTCGCCGACATCATTCGGCAGGCCCGCACCGAGTTTCAGGGCGGCTATGCCGTCGCCGGGCGCCTTGAGATCACGCAAGCACAACGCCTGCTGGACCGCGCGTTTCATGGCGAGGCGGTCTGATGGGCTGCCTCAATCACCAGATGACCGCAGACGAGGCGGACGACTTCGTCAGTGAATATGGAACCGGCGTCACACCCATGCAGGTGTACGGCTGGGACCGCGAGGAGCGCGAGGAGCGCGCCAATCCCCGGTGCAAGTGCGGCTGCCCCTCATGCCCGCAGGTGACCTGTGGCTGAGATTCCGCAAACCACCCCCGCAACCGCCCGCGCGATCTTCGCCGCCCTGGAATCAAAGCAGCGCCGCGACCAGCACCCGCGCCTTGCCGCGTCGGGACTAGGCGGCTGCGAGCGGCAACAGTGGGACAAGTTCCGCTGGCTGTTCCCGGCTGAGATTTTTGACGCCCAGAAGCTCTCGATCTTTGAGACCGGCGAGCACTGGGAAACCCGCCTCGTTCAGCGGCTCCGCGACGCCGGCATGATCGTCGACGACCTCGACCCTGAGACGGGCGAGCAATGGCGCATCGTGTTCGCAGGCGGTCACGCATCCGGCCGCACCGACGGCAAGGTCATGGGCGTGCCGGAAGCGCCGAAGACCATGCACGTCTTTGAGGCCAAGAGCATGAACGACCGCGCCTTTAAGGCGCTGCTTAAGGCCGGCTGCGTTCGCGAGGGCAAGCCGGAACACTTCGCCCAGGTGCAAACCTACTTGCACTTTCAGGGCCTGACGCGGGCTTTGTACATTTCCGTGAATAAAAACACGGACGAACTGTACTGCGAGCGCATCGAGTACGACGCCCTGTTCGCGGTCGGGCTGATGACGAAGGCCGAGCGCATCGTGACGAGCGACCGGCGCCCGGCGTGTTCGTGCCCCGTCTATTTCCTGAAGGCGGGCTACGGCTGCGCGCCGAACGACGGGCTGATGCCGGCGCGCTCGTGCCGCTCGTGCTTGCACGTCACGTTCCATTTGGACGGCGACGCTCGCGTTTCATGCGGCCGCCACAACCGCGACCTCTGCCTCGACGAGCAGAAGGCCGGCTGTCCGCAGCACCTGTTCAACCCGGACGCAGTGCCCGGCGAGCAGACCGATGTCGACCACGAGAACGAGCGGGTGACGTACCGGCTCGCGAGCGGCGATGTGTGGGTGGATGGGGGTGCGACATGCGCGTCCTGATCGGCTGTGAGTTCTCGGGCGTGGTCCGTCGCGCGTTCGCTGCCCGCGGGCATGACGCGTGGTCGTGCGACCTGCTGCCCGCAGAAGACGGCTCGAACCACCACATCACCGGCGACATCCGCGATCACCTTAACGACGGCTGGGATTTACTGGCCGTCTTCCACCCGCCTTGCACTCGGCTATGCAACTCCGGCGTCCGGTGGCTGGCATCTCCGCCGCCAGGAAAGACTGTCGACCAGATGCAGGCCGAGCTGGAGGAGGGTGCCGCCTTCTTTTCGACCTGCTGGAACGCGCCCATCGAACGGGTTGCCGTCGAAAACCCGGTCATGCATCGCCATGCCAAGGCGCTCATCGAAAACTATCAGCCGGCCGCCCAGACCGTGCAGCCTTGGTGGTTCGGCGATCCGGCCTTCAAGGGTACGGGGCTGTACCTGCGCGGTCTGCCGGCCTTGGTTCCGACCAACCGGCTGATGACGCCGCCGGCAGGAACGCCCGAGCACAAGGCGTGGTCTGCTGTGCATCGTGCGCCGCCGGGCCCGAACCGTTGGGCCATCCGATCGCGCACCTTCCCTGGGGTTGCGGCGGCAATGGCCGAGCAGTGGGGCGGTCTGGGTGTCGTCATGGAGGCGGCCGCATGACAACCCTCCGCCCATACCAATCCGCCGCCATCGACTCCGTCCTGAACTACTGGACCGCGGGCGGCGGAAACCCCCTCGTCGACATGGCGACCGGCCTCGGCAAGTCCGTCACGATCGGCGACCTGACGCAGCGGCTCATGGGCGCCTACCCCCAGATGCGCGTGCTCATGCTCGTGCATGTTCGGGAGCTGGTCGCCCAGAACGCCAAGGCGCTGCTCTCCCTCTGGCCGCAAGCCCCTGTCGGCATCTACTCCGCCGGCCTAGGCCGCCGCGACACCTCGCAGCGGATCATCTTCGCCAGCATCCAGTCGGTCTATCGCCGCGCGAAGGAGCTTGGCGCGTTTGACCTGGTGCTGATCGACGAGGCGCATCTCGTGCCGTCGGCGGGCGAGGGCATGTACCGGCACCTGCTGGACGCCCTGCGTGAGATGCGGCCGGACCTGCGTGTTGCGGGCTTCACCGCCACGCCGTTCCGCATGGACTCGGGCCGCCTCGACGACGGCAAGGACCGCCTGTTCGACGAGATCGTGTTCTCCTACGGCATCGGCAAAGGCATCGACGACGGCTGGCTGTCGCCGCTGGTGTCCAAGTCCGGCGCGACTGAGATCGACGTGTCGATGGTGGCCAAGCGGGGCGGAGAGTTTGTCTCCGGTGCGCTTGAGGCTGCAGCGGACAACGACGCGATCACCCAGGCTGCCGTCTCGGAGATCATCACCCTCGGCGAGGGGCGGCGCTCGTGGCTGGCGTTCTGCGCCGGCGTGAAGCACGCGCACCATGTCCGCGACGAGTTCGTGCGGCAGGGCGTGTCGTGCGAGGTCATCTCGGGCGAGACGCATCCGGGCGATCGGGCGCGGTTCATCGACGACTTCAAGGCCGGGCGGCTTCGCTGCCTCTGTAACTGCCAAGTTTTGACGACAGGATTTGACAGCCCCAGCCTTGACCTGATCGCATTGCTGCGTCCGACACTGTCGCCGGGCCTGCTGGTCCAGATGCTCGGGCGTGGCACACGTCTCGCTGACGGCAAGACCGACTGCCTTGTCCTAGATTTCAGTGGCTCCATCCGGCGCCTCGGCCCAGTCGACACACTCACCGTCGATCGTCGGCCCGGCAAGAAGGGCGCGCCCGACGCGGCGAAGGTCACGGACGTCCGCGCCAAGGAATGCCCGACCTGCAAGTCCCTCGCCGCGCTGAACGCCCAGACTTGCGCCTTCTGTGGCCACGAATGGACGCTCGACAAGGCCCGGCATGATGCGGAGGCGGACGACGTCGCGATCCTCTCGCGGGATCTGCGCAACCAACCGCCGGAGGAGATCGCGGTCGTCACCTGGATGGCGCGTCGGCACGTCAAGGCCGGATCGCCGGACAGTCTGCGCGTCACCTACTCGGCCGGGCTGATGTCCTACCCCGAGTGGGTGCTGCTGCAACACAGCGGGCCCGGACGATACCGCGCCGAGAAGTGGTGGGTCGCGCACGGCGGGCGATTGCCGGTGCCGGACACGATCGAGGACGCCTTGGTGCGTTGGAGCGAGCTTTCGCAGCCCGCCTTCATTGGAATTCAAAAAAACGGAAAGTGGTGGAACATCGTTTCGCGCCGCTTCACTCAATCACAGGAGCAAGCGGCATGACCGCGACCATCGAATCCCTCCGCGCTGAGGTCGAGTACCTGCGCGAGCAACTGTCTGGCCTGACCGGCAGTATCGACTACCAGTCCCGCCTCCGCATGGAGTTCGGCCTGACACCCAAGCAGGCGGGCATCCTCGCCCTGTTCATGAACACGTCGCGGCCCGTGTCGCAGTCGATCGTGTACGCGAACGTGTACGAATATCCGGGCGGCGACGGTCCTGACTTCCCGATCGTCAAGGTCGGCATCTCGCAACTGCGCCGCAAACTGGCATCGTTCAACGCGCCTGGCCGCATCGCCAACTCCTACGGGACCGGCACCTACCAACTGTCCGACGACCTGCGCGAATGGGTCAGCGAGAGGGTCGCGGCATGATCGACTGGAACGAGGGTGTCGTGCGCGACCTGTGGCGCGAGGGCAAGTCGGCGCAGCAAATCGCCCAGTATTTTGGCATGAGCCGGAACGCTGTGTGCGGGCGGCTGTGGCGCATGGGCGTTAAGCGCGAGGGCGCGGCCTCGCTCGGCATCAGAACCAGGGCTGCGCCCAAGCCTCAGCGCGTCAAGAAGTTCAAGGTGGTCAAGCCGCCCAAGCCGCCGCGTGTCGAGGCGGTGGTCGCGGTGCCGGTGGTCATCGACATCATGGCCGCGCGCCCGTTCCTGTCGCGGACCATGCGCGAGTGCTCGTGGATTCTCGACGACGGCAACGCCTGCTGCAACCCGTGTGACGGGGGCACGAGCTACTGCGCCGGCCACCGCGCGATCGTCTATCGCCCGACGGTCAAGGCGAAGGAATACGAGCGGTCCCTGCGGAGGTTCGTCGCATGACCCGCTTCAACGCAACAATCACCGGCGGCTACGTCACGCGAACCGGCGAGATCGTCCTGAACGTGAAGCCTGATCGGGGCGACGTCGTGCAGGTGAAATACTGGGAGGCGCTGCCGGACGGCAAGCGCGTGCTGCTGGCTGAAGGTCAGATTGTGGGGGTTCAGTGATGCAGTTTCTCACACTCGACGACATCAAGCGCGCGTCCGAGATCGGCGGCGCGCACCTGGACGCACTGGGCAAGTTCGACCTGCGCACCCTGACCGCGGACGAATACGTCACCTTCTGCCTGATCATCGTCAATGAGGCGAACAAGGCCGCGGGCGATCGCATCGTGTCGGCGTGGACGATTCCGGTGGGGGGTCTGGGGTGAGCAGTCTGTTTGACCTTGAGCCGGTCGCAATCAAGGCGGAGCCGCACCATAGCGGGCAGGATACGTCCGACATCTGGCTGACCCCGCCGTTCATCATCGACGCACTGGGCGGGCCAGACAGTTTCGATCTGGACCCTGCGACGCCGCTGACGATGCCTTGGCCGACCGCCAAGCGGCGCTACACCATCGAGGACAATGGCCTGACATCGGCGTGGATGGGGCGTGTCTGGTTGAACCCGCCCTACAGTCGCCCCGCCTACAGCCGCTTCATGGGGCGTATGGCAGACCACGGGCACGGCACCGCACTCATCTTCGCTCGCACCGAGACGCGGACGTTTTTCGATTGCGTCTGGGACCGCGCGAGCGCCCTCCTGTTCCTTGCCGGTCGGCTGAACTTCTACACCGCTGAAGGCAGGCCGGGCGGAGCCAATGCCGGAGCGCCGTCTGTGCTTTGCGCCTATGGCGAGGCCGACGCTGCGGTTCTGGAGTCCTGCGGTCTCGACGGCCGGTTCGTGCGGCTCGCAGCATGACCCCCTTCGCTCAAGCCGCCTCCGACCTGCAGGCGCTCGGCTACTCGGTCCTGCCGCTGATCCCCGCCGACTGGTCATCACACGCCGGTCGCGGCAAATGCCCCGGCGAGTATCGCTCGGGCGGCTGGCAGGGCATGTCCAAGTGGCAACGGTTCCGTGACACGACGCCGTCCGCGTTCGAGTTGGGGCTGTGGGCCAAGGCACCGGGCGCGAACATCGGCCTGCTCATGGGCACGGTCGCGCGCAAGGATCTGCATGTCGTCGTTCTGGATTTTGACGCCCAGGATGCCGACGTGCTGGACACCCTGCTGCGCTCGGCACCCGCAAGTCCGATGGTCAAGCGTGGCGCAAAGGGCGAGAGCCGGTTCTATCTGGCACCCAAGACGCTGAAGACCGCCTCGTATGACGGTCCCGACGGGCGCCTTCTCGATCGCCTGACCGGGTTCGACACGCGCCAGACCGTCGTGCCTCCGTCGATCCACCCGGAAACCGGCAAGCCCTACGTCTGGCTGGCCGGACCCGTGCGCGCGGACGAGCTGCCCGTCCTGACGGATGACGACATGACGGCGCTGGAGGAGGCGCTGGAGGTGTGCGGGTGGGTTCGTGGCGGCAATCAGCGCAAGGAAAGTGCGCCACGCCCGCCCCGTTGCGGTGAGCTTGACCCTGACGACATCTGGTCTGAGACGAAGGCGGCGGCCCTCAGCAACCTCGACAAGTGGGTTCCCGCCCTCGACCTGTACGGATGCAGGCCTGCACGCGGTGGGTTTGAGGCGGTCGCGACATGGCGGGCGTCCAGCACCGGGCAGGCGATCCCGGACCGCAAGCGCAATCTCTCGATCCAGCGGGATGGCATCAAGGATTTTGGGACGAACCAGACTTATTCGGCGATCGACCTGGTCATGGCCGCACGGGACTGCGAGCAAGCGGCGGCGACGGACTGGCTGCGTGAGCGACTGGGCCTGAAGGATGACAGCGTGGTGATCGCGCTGGATATGCCGACGGTGGGCGACGACGACCTGCCTGAGCCTTTGCGGGTGAAGGCGCCGGTCACACCCGATCGACCACAGCCTGTCACCGCGCCGGTTTCTGATAGCCTGCAGGTGTTCGGCGGCGAACTTCCCGATGCGCTCACCCGCGCCCCCGGCCTTGTCGGCTCGATCACGGACTGGATCTGCGACACGGCGCGCAAGCCTCAGCGTGCCGGCGCGCTCATGGCGGCGCTGGAGATCGTCGGAACGGCTGCCGGACGCACGTTTTCAGGCCCTACACGCACCGGAACGCACCTGTATGGGCTGTTTCTGGCGCCGTCTGGCGCGGCAAAGGATCACCCGCTCAAGGCGATCGACCGCGTGCTGCGTGCGGCCACGCTTGGCGCCCATGTCGGGCCCGGCGAGTTCATGTCGATGTCCGCGCTGGTCTCGCGCCTCAATCGCCAGCCGCTCACGCTCACCTGCATTGACGAGTTCGGCGGGTATCTGGGCCGCATCAATGGGCGCAAGGCATCGCCGCACGAGAAGGCGATCACCCGCACCCTGCGCTCGGCCTGGGGCTCTAGCTTTGACACGATGGCCACGCCGGAATGGGCGGGCAGGGTGGGGGAGCCGATCTTCAGCCCCGCGTTGAGCATCTACGGGGTGTCCACGCACGAGGAGTTCTTCGCCAACCTTGACGGCGCGGACGTTTTCAACGGCTTTCTCAATCGCTTCCTGATTTTCTCGACCCATGCCCGTGTCGAGGAGCGCGAGCCGCTGCTGGACAAGACCGCCGTGCCGGATGCGATCACGGACGGGCTGGTCGCGATCGTCGCGTCCCTGCCTCCGCTCAGTCGCGCAACGTCACACAACGCCGCCTCAGACGGCCCCTCGATCGTCGTGCCATGGGACGACAAGTATGCGCACCAGGCCTACATGGCGTTCGGGCAGGAGTGTGAGCGGCGCGAGCTGGACGCGGTGTTCTTCACCCGCTCGGCGGAGATGGCGCAGCGCATGGCCACAATCAGGGCGATCGGTCGCGACGGTGCCGCGGCGCGCGTCACGCTCGAGGACATGGACTGGGGCATTGCGCTTGCACGGTGGTCCGCGGAACAGACGGTCGAGATGGCCGCCGATTATATGGCCGAGACGCAGCACCAGGGCGAGGCGCAGCGTGTCATTCGTGCACTGCAGGGGCGTGGCTGGATGACGTTCCGGGAGATATCCCAGTCGCTCAAGAACCGGCTCAAGGCAAAGGAGCTTCGCGACATGCTGGACGGCCTGGTCGACGGCGGGGATCTTGACCGGCGTGAGGATCAGCCGCCTGCAGGCGGCCACAAGATCAAGTCGTATCGGGTCTCTGTCGAGCGGCCATCTCCCGGCACGTCCTGATTTGGAATCGGTTTCCGCCCACGCAAAAGGCCCGGCCGGCGTTTTCGCCAGTCGGGCCTTGGATTTTGGAAAATCTGGCGACGCGGTTTCAGTCCGGCTTTGAACGCTGCGAGATATGCGCGGGCGCGGGCGCCAGAATCGCCCGCATGGCGGCCTGCAGGGTGCCGTGCTGCAGGATCAGGGAGTCGAGCGCGGCCGCCATATCAGGCGAGGCGCGGAACGTGACTTTGCGCCAACCCTCGCCCTGCAGCTTGGATTCATGGGCGGCTGCAGCCTTGCGTCGGGCGGGGCTATTCATCGCGCCAACCGTCCGGCCGGAAGCCGGTAAGGAATGCCTCAACCGCGACCGATACCGGGCCGCTGATAGGCCGGGCGCCGGACTCCATATCCCGCACCCGGTCCGGGCCCTTTGTCTCAACCTGGGCAAGGCGAAGGGCGCGCGCCATATCGCGGAGACTCCAACCTAGCGCGAGGCGGGCGGCCTTTAGATCGGCGGGCGTGGTGACGTTCAAAACAGACTCCCCTGATTGATCGCCGTTTCATCCCATAGGCCGCCACAAGGCAAGCCTGCAGCGCCGCGCCTTGCCTCGCGCCGGGCCCGTTCCTGGGCAAGCTGGCGAGCGGTTAGGGGGACGGCCGCCACGCCGGGAATCAGGGATTGATCCGCGGCGCCGTCGGCTAGGGTGACGGATTCGGAGGCAGCCAGTCCGGTGACTATGCTAATCCGGTCGGATCCCTGCCCGCGCGCCGTCGTGTGATAGTGCGCGGTGCCCGCCCATATCGCGGCGGCCATTGATTCAGCTTCCTGCAGGGTTTTTGCCAGGATTAGATAGCGCGGAAACTCCGGATGCCTTGCCCGCGTCGCTCGGAACTCGGCCATTGTGGATTTGAAGGTAACGGGCAGGCCGTGCACGCGGCCGGTGTGAAACAGTCCCATCACGCCGCCTCCCGCCACGCGGACAGAGCGGCCAAATATTCCGCATAGGCTTTTTCGGCCCGGTCAAGATCGCGAATCTGCCCTCCGCGCTTGAAATATCTGTCCCATGCGGCGTTGTTGACCGTTCGGGCTTTCTGCAGTCTAGCAAACGGATCCATCACGCGGCCTCCAGTCTGGCGATGGTCTCGCGCAATAGCGCCACGCGGGGTGACTCGCGGATGCACCGATCATTGAGCGGGCTTTCCAGTAGGAAAAGCGCGGCGCGCATAGCTTGCAAGGCGGCGGTTTTCAGGTCCTGCTCCATCACCGAACCTCCAGAACATGCGACTCGGCGCCGGTCATGGCGTCAACGAATCGGATTGTCCGGACCGGCTCGACAATCGGCGCATCCTCCGGCCACGTTTCCGCATACAAGGACTCATAATCCTCCGGTTCCGGCTCGACATACGGCGCCCAGTCCGACTCGGCCGGATAGCAGGGAGTCCCGCTGATCTCGCGCTCGATCGCCTCTAGCAGGGCGCCCACGCCTAGCCGGTGCAATTCGTCATCCCGATCCGCGCCCATGCCCAGTGACGGCGAGGCATAGCCGGACACATAGCCGCGCTCGCAAGCGAGATCGGCCGCATAGTCGAGCGCAAGGCCGGAGTCCGTCACTAGTTTGCGACGGAACGCCCCGCGCCGGTGCCATAGGTGCGCGCCCATTGCCTGCAGATCTCCGCCCGTATCGCGAAGGCCGCCGGCGCGGGACAGGAATTCGCAAAGCGACATGGGGGCGCGTTCCGGCTTAACCGGCGCCGGGGCGGGCGTGATGCCCTGCAGGGCGTTTGCAAGGGCTTTGGCGGCCGTTCGCCAGTCGGCGCGCTTGTGTGTCGTCTGGGCGGTCTCAAAGGCCTGCAGGGCGGCCGCATCCGTCACAAGCGGGGCGAGGGCGTGACAGGCAAGGCGCCAACGCTTGCGGGCGCCCGGTTGTCCGGCGCCGGATTCGGCGGCCTGATAGAGTTTGAGGGGATCCGTTTTCATCGTTCGTTCCTTTCGGCGCCCAGTCTGGGCAATGCGGACTCTAACCGTCCGGCAAACCCGCCCCGGTGACAGGGCGGGAAAGCGGGGCGGTTAGGCCTTGTCTCCCGATCGGAATCCGTCGCCAAACTCGCCGCTGCAATCGACAAACACTCGCGCGCCGTCGGCCATACCGCCCGCGACGAACTCGCCGGACCAGTCCAGCTTTTCGGCGAGGGCTTTTGCGGCGGCCCGGTGATTGCCTGCAATGTCCATTGCGTGATCCCATGACAGCGTGACGGATGAACCGCCCGACGCTTTCGCTTTGATCCGCGGGCCTTTGACGTTCGTCGGGCCGATGAAATAGGTGATGATTGATTGACGCATGGGTCTATTCTCCAAAAGGCGCCCGGATCGGGCAAACAGAACGCGGCAGGCGTTCAAGAAACCGGCCGCCATTGACGGCCGGAAACTAGAGCGTCGGCTTAGGCGGCCCGCTCCACAACATAGAGCGAACCGTTAGCGGCGAAGGCGTCGGCGGCATCGTGGTCCGCGTCATAGTCGGACTGAATGATCGGCGACGGGATAGCCTGCAGGGCGGCGGAGATAGTGGCGAAGGTGCCCAGATAGCGGCGACGGTATGCGCAATCGGCGTTCAAGAGATCGTATGCCATAACCTAGCACTCCCCATAGAGGGCGCCGCCCATGAGGGGCTCGGACCAGACATCCCAGGCCGCGACATAGGCGCCGCCCTGATCCGTCATCACCGTGACATTCAGGCGGACGATCTCGATCCCGTCGTCGCTAGTGAAGATCGCGGCGCCTTCAATGTCGGCCGTCTCGCCGTTCGTTTCATGATGGCCGGTGACATAGGCCTTTGCGCTTTCGATCGTCAGCACTTGCATCGTTCTATTCCCTAGGGCGCGTGGCCCGGTTGGCGCCCCGCGTCGGGGCTGACCCCGCGTATATGCCAGCACATATCCGGGCCCGTCAATCCCCCTCATTCACATTGCCCATACTTTCAACCTGAGCAGGTAAATCGAGTGAGGATTCAACCATCCCCACTCGATCCTCACTTGGATAGTCTAAGGTTGTATCGATCCCGGATCACACCTGCCGCGTGGGCAAGTGGGGTCGAGTGAGGACTCGTGAATCCTCACTCGATATTTCCAGATTCCCGTTATTACTCAATCCCCTACGTCTCCAAAACCGAGCGAGTGAGGATTCATAGGGGGGGGGTATATATATATCGATAAACGATATGGAGACAGATATACACTAGGGAGTCCTCACTCGATCGCCTCACTCGACAAAACGGCGATAACCCCGCGCTAACCCGCAACCCGCATATTGACCTTGCGTTGGCGCGCCCCAGGTCACTGATCCCGCCCCGATCCATGGGGGGCGAGCATTGTTTGACGTTCAAGAGCGCGGAGACCCTGCAGGATGCGAGGCGCGCCCCGTCCGGTATGCGGATCAGGCCTATCGCATCACCGCCCCGGTTATCGTTCATTCCCGCGCCGATATCGCGTCACTCCTCCGCGCGCACCGGATCGCCAGCAATGAGACGTGCGAGCAATTCGACGGGCGAGCTGGATGGTCGGATCGGTATGTGACGAAGGCGGAGCACGGTTATCGGGCCCGGATCACCATAGACCCGCCCGCACCGGATCGGCCGGACGGCGAGATCAGCTTGTCATTCATGGCGGAGATTTGGCTTGAGACGGCCGGAGTCGCCCTGGTCCTCATGCCGGCTGACATGGCCGCAAATCTGGGTGCGGTTCCGGCGCCTAAGCGACAATCAACCTGATATGCCCACGGGAACGCACGATCTTGTCGCTAGGGACGGCGAACCGGTCCGAAAAGGCCGCGTAAGCCCTGCTTTGCGCACGGCCATCACCCTGATCGTTCATGAAGGGCTGACAGTGGCCGACGCGGCCAAACGCACGGGATACGCTACGGAGTCGCTTTCCAAGGCCCTGATCAAGCCGCACGTCAAAGCCTTTCGTTTACATGTCAAGCGCGCGTGGTTGGCGTCCCAAACGGAGCGGGCCTGGCTAACCGTGTCCGATCTTGCCCTGCAGGCGAACAGCGAAGACGTGCGGCTTAAGGCGGCAAAGGTATTCATCGAGGCGGATCAGGCGGCCCGCAATGCCATGCCCGAGTCGGCGCGCCAGCTCGTTCAGATCGTCACGAACACGGTCAACATGACAGGGCATCTGCCTGCTAGTCAGATGCCCGGTGTGATCGAAAGCCCGCCGTATCAGCCATTGCAGCATGACGCGTCCAACTATCATCCAGTTGGATGCGATGAGTCGGACGATGAATAGACCCCTAGGGGCCCCGGTTAATGGGCATCCGATTCAGGGCGGCCGTTTCGGATCGGCCCCCTGTCGGCCGGGCCGCGTTGCCGGGCGGATCGCGCCGGGGCGGGGGGTATGGGGGGCGGGGGGCAAACGCGGGGGGCGATGGTCCCGTGGGGTGTCACCCTCGCAAAATTTCTCAGCCGGACCTCATTTTTTTTTCACCCCTCTAAAACCTCGGAACCCCGCATGACCACTGTTCGCCGCGGCATTCCGACGACACGCACGCCGCTGACGCCGGAGCAGTTGATCGCCCGTGCGGCGAAGAAGGCTGAGCTGGCCCAGGTTGCGGCCGCGGCGGCTGAGGCTGTGGCTGATGGTGTCGACGATCGCGTAGACGACGTGCTGGATGGCACGGCTGCGTTCACGGGGCTGAAGGTTGGCTCGACCAATGTGAAGCCCTTTCTGGATCGGACGGACGGGTCGAAGCTCACGAATGCTGCTGGGTTGGACACGGCCGTGGTTCAGACGGCGGCGATTCAGTTGGCCGGCGCATCCAACAGCCTGTCGGCGTTCACGGACGCATCGCAGACGCTGACATTGGCGGAGCAGAACTGTCAGGGCGTGACGTTCACGACGACGGGGGAAAAGCTGGAGGTGTTTTTCAGTTTCTACCTGAACGTCTGGCACCCGGCGGGCGGGAGCATTGACACGACGCTGCGGCTGTACCGGCAGGGCACGCTGATCTGGGACTTTGTGGTTGAGGCGACGGGCGGCGACTTTGCCTTTGGCTGGCAGTCGGTGGTGGTCACGGACCAGCCGGCGGCGGGGAGCTACCTCTACCAGCTTACGACCCAGGTCTCGGTGAACACGTTTTCCACGGCCACGGCGTCGTCGCGGTTTTTGAGTGTGACGGAGCGCAAGCGATGAGCCGGGCGGTGGTTATCGAGACGGCCACGGGGGCTATTCAGCGCGTGCTGGTGGGCGACCCGACGATGCTGGTGGATCAGGTCAGTGCTGGCCAGTCGTTGTGGGTCATGGGTGTCGGTGACGACGGGGCCAAGATTAACGACCGGTGGGTGTTTGTTAACGGGGCGGGTGAGTTCGAGATCCTGCCTGGCGCGCCGGGCGGTGTCGGGCTGCCGGCCGGCACGATCCATTTCGTGGTGTCGGCATGAGCTTGTGCGTTGAGGGCGGCGCGCCTGCTGGGCGAGGTGCGGGCATGCGATCGCGCGCCGTGACCACCCGCATTGAGGCATGTCTGTGACCCTGCACTCTGATGCCCGCAAACTGAACTGGGCGATGATCGGCGTGATTGTCGCGCTGGTCATGCAGGCCGCTGCGCTGGTTTTCTGGGGCGGCGGGATCAATCAGCGGGTGTCGAGCCTGGAGCGCACGGTTGCGCCGCTGGCCGACGGGACGCTGGCCCGGCTGGATGAGCGGACACAGGCGATGAAGGAACAGTTGGACCGCATAGAAAAGCGCGAGGGCCAGTGACCGACCACACCGCACTGCCCGACCACCCGATGCGCGCGCACTGGGCGTGGCAGATGTTTGACCGTCTGTGGCGACCGACTGCCGGCTGGGTCGTTGTGGCGGGTCTGGTCTATGCCGGCGTGATTGGCCCCGCGATCGAGAAGCCGATGGCTGAGGGTTATCTGGTTGCTTGGCTGACCTTCTGCGCTGCCATGCTGGGCCTGAAGACGATTGAGAAAATCCGGGGGGTGGCGTGATGCCGTACCGTCTGTCTGACCGATCCAAGCGCAATCTGATTGGTGTTCATCCCGACATGGTCGCGGTCGTGACTCGCGCCATTGAGATCACGCCGGCTGATTTCATGGTGATTGAGGGCGTCCGCACGCCGGAGCGCCAGAAAGAGCTGTACGCGCAGGGGCGCACCAAGCCGGGCAAGAAGGTGACGTGGACGCTGAACAGCAACCACTTCAAGCAGCCGGATGGGTTTGGCCGTGCGGTCGACCTGCTGCCGGAGCCGTATGACTGGAAAGACCCCGGCCAGTTTGACAAGGTCGCGCGGGCGATGCGCGAGGCCGGCAAGCAGTTGGGCGTCAAGATCCGCTGGGGTGGCGACTGGGATCAGGACGGCCGTGCCCGCGAGAAGGGTGAGACGGACAGTCCCCACTTCGAGCTTGCCAGATGATCCGCGTGCTGGCCGCACTGCTGGCTGTGGCGCTGCTGGCGACGGGCATCCAGACCTTTCGTGCCGACCGGCTCAAGGCGGGGCTGGTCATTGCCAATGCTGAACTAAAACTGCTGCGTGAAGCCCGCGACACCGCAATGGCGGACGCGCAGATCCAGGCCGACCAGTGCCTGTCCCGCGTGAACGAGGCCCGCAAGTCGGCCCGGCGCATCGAGACCATTATCGAGAGGCCGATCCATGTCGATTCCCAAGGCTGTGCTGTGCGCGAGCTTGTTCCTGCTGGCGAGTTGCGCGAAGCCCTCCAGCCCGCAACCCCTCCCGCCTAGCCTCTGCACTGAGGTCCGGGCGGAGCCGGAGTTGCCTGAGGGTGCCGGGCTGGTGGCGCCGATGACCGATGCCGAGAAGGACGCCACGCGCGAACTGCTGGCATGGGCGTCTGAGGTTCTGGACTGGGGCCGCGAGGGGTGGGGCCGGGCGGGCACGGCGCGGGGGCTGTGCGGATGACCCTCCGCTTTGTCCCGCCGCAGGATGCTCCGCCGACCGCGGAGCTGATGGCCTTTTGCGAGACCGACCGCCAGCGGGAGTGCGTGCAGGCCGTCATTGACATTGGCTCCGTCACCCACGCGGCCAAGCACCTGAACACGGACGAGCGCAGTTTCCGGCGGATGCTGGCGAACATCAAGGCGCGTGCGGCTGCCGGGGGGCATGCGCCTGAGTACGGCATGACCGAGCAGGTGCCGGACGGGTTCAAGCTCAAGGGCCGATCTGTCCTGCGCAAACTGGACCCGGTCACAGGCCAGCGCGTCGAGGTGCTGTCGTGGGACAAATCGAGCGCGGATGACGAGCGCCGGGCAGAGATGCTGCGTGAGGCGTTTGCCGCGCTGTCCGAGGAGGTTCCGCGCGTTGCGTCCATAGCCCCGCCGGCGAGCACCAACGAGGCGCTGTGCAACCTGTTCACCCTGACCGATTCCCATGTTGGCATGTTGGCATGGCGCAAGGAGGGCGGTGCGGACTGGGACATGCAGATTGCCGAGGACACGCTGGTCGGATGTTTTGAGCAGATGGTCGAGCGATCGCCGCGCGCCGACTCCTGCGTCGTCAATCAGCTCGGCGATTTTCTCCACTACGATGGGCTGCTTCCGGTGACGCCGGGTCACGGGCATGTGCTGGACGCCGACGGCCGTTTCTCGAAAATGGTCCGCGTTGCCATCCGGGTTCTGCGCCGCGTGATCGACCTAGCGCTCGCCCGCCACAAAACCGTGTTCGTCGTCATGGCTGAGGGCAACCACGATCTCGCCTCAAGCGTCTGGCTGCGCATCATGTTCGGCGCCCTGTACGAGAATGAGTCTCGCGTGAAGGTGATTGACAGCGAGCTGCCCTACTACGTGCACGTCCACGGCGAGACCATGCTGGCCTTTCATCACGGACATTTGACCAAGAACGAGCGCCTGCCACTGCTATTCGCCGCCCAGTACCCGCGCGAGTGGGGTGCGACAACGAGGCGGTATGCCCATGCCGGCCACCGGCATCACGAGGAAATCAAGGAGCACTCGGGCATGAAGGTTATCCAGCACTCGACGCTGGCAGCACGCGACGCCTATGCGGCCCGAGGCGGCTGGCACAGCGACCGGCAGGCGACGGCCTACACCTACCATTCGAGGTGGGGGCAGGTCGGGTCCGTGACGGTGACGCCCGAGATGGTGTCGGCGTGAGGTCCGGCATCTACTGCATTAGCGTCACGCGCCCCGACGGCTCCTTGGGGTGCTATGTCGGGCAGACCATCGGTGCGCTTTGCAATCGAATGGCCGTGCATCGCTATCTGCTGCGTCGGGGCACCCACACCAATCTTCATCTTCAGCGTGCCTGGGACAAATACGGCGAAAGCGCATTTGTGTTCTCGACCCTTGAGGCAAACATTCCACCCGGCGACCTGACACTCGCTGAGGAGCGATGGATCATCAGCATGAATGCGATGCACACCGAGGGCGGGTTCAATCAGCGGGTGGCCGCCGGCAGTAACGCTGGGACGAAAAAGCCGCGAGAATCAATCGAGAGGGCTGCGGAAAAAATGCGGGGTCGGCCGCTGAGCGCGGAGCACAAGGCTCGCATCGGGGCGGCAAATCGGGGGCGCCCGCAGTCCGCCGAGGTCCGCGCCAGAATCTCCGCGTCGCTCACAGGGCGGGCGCGCCCGGCATCCGCCACTGAGGCTCAGCGGCTGAAGGTGACTGGCGTGCCGAAGTCGGCCGAGGCCCGTGCGCGAATGTCAGAGGGCAAGCGGCGCGGCTGGGCTCTGCGCAAGGCGGCCGCCATTCAGGCCGTGCCCACGCCATAGCACCGCCCCGTGCGTTGAGGCCCTGCGCCCCGCCGCGCCTTCTCCGCGTATGGCCCGCAAGGCAGCATCCCAACCACCGCGCGAGCCGATCCGCTTTGAGCCTGACGGCCGCATCCTGTCGGCGTTTCTGCTTGCGGACAATGAGTTCGACATCATCCAGGGGCCGATCGGCTCAGGCAAGACGGACGCCGCGATCATGCGTCTGTTCCGGCATGCGAGCCAGCAACCGCCGCAGGGCGACAAGGTCCGCCGCTCCCGGTTTGCCATCGTCCGCTCGACCTTCCCCGAGCTGAAGACGACGACGATCCCCTCGTTCGTGAACCTGTTTCCCGAGGGCACGGAGGCGCAAGGCGGGTTCGGCGAGATGTCGTGGTCGCCGCCGTTCACCTACCACATGCGCTATGGCGACATGGAAGCCGAGTTCATCTTCCTTGCGCTGGACAAGGACGACGACGTCAAGAAGCTGCGCTCGCTGCAGCTCACGGGGATCTATTTCAACGAGCTCCAGTACATCAGCCTGATGCTGGTGACCGAGGGGCTGTCGCGTTGCGGCCGCTATCCGTCGGTCAAGAACGGCGGGTGCAACTGGTCCGGCGGCATCGCCGACATGAACGCGCCGGAGAGCCTGCACTGGGCGCCCATCATGTTTGGCAAGGCGCCCGTGCCGGACCATTTCACGCCCGACGACGTCCAGAAACACAGGCGCCCGCCCGGCTGGTGCCTGTACGTCCAGCCGCCGGCGCTGCTGGTGCTTGACGATGCGCTGAAGGCCTCCGGGCTGGAGCCGCTGAATCCGGGCGACGAGGTCGAGTACTGCGTCAACCCCGGCGCCGAGAACCTGCGCTGGCTCAGGCCGGACTACTACCCGAAGAAGATCCACGGGGTCACGCGCCAGTGGATCGACGCCAACTGCCGCAACATCGCCGCCAGCCAGATGAAGGGCAAGGCGGTGCACCCGCTGTTCCGCGGCGAGGGTGAGCGCAACAGCCACGTCAGCCCGAACGCGCTCAAGTTCAATCCCGAGCTGGAGCTTTACGTCGGTATGGACTTTGGCCTGACCCCGGCAGTCGTGTTTGGCCAGACGATCCGCGGCCGGGTGTTCGTGCTGGGCGAGCTTTACGCCGAGGGCGTGGGCGCGGTGAGCTTCGCGCCCGTGGTCAAGCGCGAGATCCTGCGCCGCTTTGGCGGGCTCGATCTGGCGCGCGTCAAGTTCATCGGCGACCCTGGCAGCGCCGTCCGGTCACAGACTGACGAGCAAACCCCGTTCGACATTTTCCGCCAGCAAGGCATGCCGGTTCGCCCGGCGCCCGGCGCCAACCGGTTCTCCAAGGTCGGCGGGCGCAAGGAGGTGGTCGACAGCCTGCTTGAGCGTCAGGTCGACGGCTATCAGGCGCTGATGATCGACCCCGGCTGCCGCATGCTGGTGCAGGGCCTGAGCGGTGGCTACCAGTTCAAGGTCACCAAATCCTCGTTCGGCGAGTTCGTCTCATCGGACGTGGTCAAGAACCAATATTCTCACACAAATGACGCCTTCCAATATTTACTTTTGGGTATGGGCGAGGGCGGCAACCTGCTGTTCGGCGCCGGCCGCAACGTCGCCGCGGTCCAGACCAAGGTGCAGGCGCGCGTGTTCGATCGCGGATCGCGCGCACCGCTGTTCCGCGCTCGCCGATGATCGAGACCGACGACACTCTCTCGGGCATGCCGCCTCATTGGTATGTCGCCTTCTACGACGGCGATCAGCGGTATTGGTGGTCGGGCCTGTGCCGCACCGGCTTTCGCCATGTCGCCGCGTTCGGCTATTGCGCCGACCAGGCCGCGTGGCTGCTGTACGACGTCACCACCCGCCGCACCCTGATCCGCATGCTGACGCCCAGCCAGATGGACGCATGGGTCGAGGCCCTGCCGGACCACCGCTGCATCCTTGCGTTCGAGCCAGTCGGCGAGCCTGTCGATCCGGGGCTGCGCTTGGGGTTCTGGTGCACGCCGGCGGTGGCTCATCTGGTCGGCGCGCGGTCCCGTGCGTTGAGACCGGAGGCCTTCTATCGCGATTTGCTTGCTCAAGGTGCGCGACCCGCGTTCGAGAGCAGGCAGGCATGAGGACTCCGAAGGTCACGCTCCCCGAAGAAGACCCGGCCACCAAAGCCGCGCGCGAGCGTGAGGAGCGTCGGGCTGAGAACGCGCGGACAGAGGAGACCCAAGCCTGGCTGCTGGGGGCAACCGGCCGGCGCAATCGTCGTTTTGGCTCGCTGCCCGGCGGTGGTGGCGGGTCCGTTCCGATCGTGGGCGGCCCGATGACCCCCGGCGTCGGCTCGCCCGGCGGTTCGGGCGCGGGGTCTGGCACCGCTTTTGCCGGTGGCTCGCGCTTTGGCTCCGCTGATCGCAGCCTCTCGGTTATGTACTGATGACCACCGCCAAGCAAATCCTCGCCCGCGTCGCCGCAGCGAGGCAGGACAAGGCGCGTCACGCCACATGGATTGACGAGACGCTTCGCCTGGCGCTGCCGACCTATCGCCGATGCAATGAGAAATCGGATACCTCGCTCCGCATTGAGGAGCAGGACGACCAGTTCGACAATGAGCTGGAGATCGTCGCCGAGGATTTTGCGTCTGATATGATCTCGACCTTCACCCCGCGCCATGAGCGGTGGGTGATGTTCGAGCCGGCCGACGACCTGTCGGAGGGCCAGAAGCGCGAGATCGCGCCGCAACTTGCCGCGATCGGCGACGCCGTGTTCGCTGAGATCGAGCGGTCAAACTACTGGGACGCCGCGCAGGAGTGCTTCGCCTATTGGGGCGTGTCGGCAATGGCGGTTGCCCTGTCGGACATGGGCCCACTGAACCCGCTGCATTTTCAGCCGATCGAGATTCCAGACCTGCTGATGGAGCGCGGCCCGGACGGGTCCGTGACCGGCAAGTGGCGCGAGATGAAACTGACGCAGGCCGAGCAGAACATGCTTTGGGGCGCGTCGATGGGGTCGATCTTCCCGGCGTTCAGTGGCGCCGGCAAGGACAAGAAGCAACGGATTGTTGAGGGCTGTGACCGCGACTGGTCGACGCCGGGCGTTGAGCGGTGGAGCTACCGGATCTTCGTCGACGACAAGGAGCGGGTGAACCTCACCTATGAGGGCGCCGGCTCCTGCCCGATCATCACCTGCCGCTTTCGTCAGCAAGCCGATTCCGCGTGGGGCCCCGGCC